ATCGGGCGGATGGCCGTCTCGCCCGCGTCCACTGCAATCTTGTAATCAGGATTGGACACATCACCAAGAGCATGAGAGGTGAACGGATCAACAAAGATACCGTTCTTGAATCTATCAAGGCCGCTTGAGTCCGGGATCTGCATGTCCATTGTGTTCTTCTCGAGAAGAGACAGGGACACGTACTGTTCAACATTGATAATGCGCTGCTGCAGAACACCAATGTCACGCATGGTGAACCGCTTGTAGCCTGTTCTGTTTACTACGCATGACTGGTCAAGTCGGCCAATGCTTGTTGCATAAGCTGGCGACAGGGACGGGTAAGGAGCAATTGAAATGGTTGCAAGTGACATACCATCAACCGGTGTTGCTGGCGTTACTGCTGTTGTGCCGGGAACACCCTTAACAACTCTGACGGACCCATCCTTAGTGAGGACGACGATGTCCTTACGATTGAGGTAGTAGGAGTAGTCGAGCGTCATCTGCTCGTCAGGGTATAGTGAATGGAGGCCACCGGTTGCCACATCCATTGTGGTTGTGGTTGCGGGTGAAGTTGATGCGCTGCCCAGGACTGTTGCGTCAGAAGCGGTATTTACCTTTGACGGCCGTGCATCAATGCAATTTCTAAGGTCGTAGATTCCACTTGTTGTCGGAGACGTAAAGAATGGGATCTCGGACGTGCTAAGGGCTGAGGTATTTGCATAGCCGTTAACATCATCTACCGGGTAGCTGTCAACTGAGAAGTAGCCAAGGCCCTGTGATTGGTCATGGAAGAAGTAGTCGAGTTTAACTAGCAGGTAATCACTTGCCCCAACGCTAGCCCCATTTATGATTAGCCGAGCATGGTCGTAGAACGAATCCCGCTGGCCATTATCGAGAATGAACAAGTCGGTAACGTCAGTGCCATCGCTGACTGTGGTGAAGGTACCGGTCTTCTTGCGAATCGACACGATCTTGTAAACGTCCGCAAGACCAAGGTTGTAAGGCCCGGTCGTGCCGGAGGTTGAGGCGCTAATGAGAACATATCTGTTCTTGCGTAGGGTCTTCTTTATTTCCTGGGCTGTGGAGCGGACAACCTCTGTCGTTACAGATGCGGTTGTCGTTGTGTTAAAAGTCGCTTCCTTCATGTCGAATGTTAGCGTGCTAGCATCCGAGGCTGTAATGCTCTTGGTGGTTCCTGTTGAACCCTTGATGGTGAAGTCAACAATGTCACCAGCTTCATAAGCCTTGGAGATTGTTAGGCCTGACGCTGACGAGGCACCGTTATGGTCTACGGTCAATACCGTGTCAGATGAAACCGTGGCGACGATATAATTGACGCCATTGATATTAACGCGATCACCTACACTAAAGTCTGTAAGGAAGGTGGTTCCGGAGCCTGTAACCGTGGCGTTTGCGGTGCTGATTGTTACAGTTCCGGCAACGGCTGCGGTTACGGCCGAATTGATGGTGCAGATGAAACGCTGCTTTTCGGCCGAATCAAGTGCTCCAACCGCATAAGGGAATGTTTCGTCAGGGTCGCCTGTTACGATACTGAACGTTCCATCCGTTCCGACGTTGACGGCGAAGGTCTTTGCGAATGTGAAAGACGTGTCCACGTTATCGCTGCTGTCACGGATCTTGCGGATGGCTTGTGCTGGGAGCGGATAGACAAGCGTCTGGAAGTTCGTTTCCTGCAGAACGGCTGAGCCTGACGTGAGGACAATGTCAGCACCCCGATCAGCACCGGTTCCGCCTGATAGATATACGCTACGAACCTGGGCAAACGTGCCACTGGTCATCTTGATGTCGTATAGGTAGAGCTTGTATTGGCAAGCCGCGGTTCCCATCGTACCGCTACTGTAGGTGATTGCCTTGAAGCGAGCAGTACCAATCTGTGTACCGGTCTGCGAAGCTGTAGACCAATTTCTGGAGGTGATTCTGGTCTGGGCCGTGTCGTAGAGCTTAAGGACTTCGCCACTGTTGACGTTAAAAGCGCCGACCAGTTCTTTAACCATGACATAGTTGCCAATAGTTGCCGAAACAACCTGGTTGTCAGCTACGTTGAAGTCAATACCCTTATCGGTGGTTACATAGGTTGTAACCAGCTTGTCAATTTCGTAGCCCTTAATGTAGGCTGTGCCAGGTTCGGCGCCCACGGCAAGGATGTTGGTGTTACCACCGTTACCAGCGGTTAGCAAGCCAAAGTTGCTTCCGGTGTCGAGGTGCTCTCTTACGTTGATGCTTAGCCCGTTGACATAATAGTCACCAGATTCGTCGAACGTGCGCTTGGCCAATTCATCGGCAATAACCGCATACTGCGTTCTGTCGAACTGCTCCTGAACAACACCATTTTGAATGGAGATCAGCTCGACGAAGTTAGTGCCGGTGTTAGCCGTTGGTGCAAATACTGTTAGCGTTGCTGAGAGCTTGAGACGGTCCGCGCCCGGGGCTGCGAAGTTGAAGGAACCGGATGCTGGATCATTTAGTGTCGAGTCAAGGTCAGAGGTGATAATGTCTTCGTTAACAACAAAACCTACCTTAACGCTAGGAGCGCTCGAGTAGCGATCAAGCACAACCGACTGACTGTCGAATCTGACAAAGTGTCCCTTACCAAAAAATACGCCCGTTTGAATGGTAAATCGCGACGAACTACCAAGGGCTGTGTTGGATGAAATGACGTTAGCAGAGAAGCCGTTGTTTGCCGTGACTCGCTCACCTACGTTAAAGGCTAGCGTGTTGTTGTTTGAACCTGAACCAGTGTACCGAACGAACAGCGTCTTGGTATTGGCAGCTAGTTCAGAACCCGTTGCGGTGTCGATGACGAACGCCTTAACTCCGGAGTCCACACCCGAGAGCTGCATACCGAGAAAGTTATTGAGGTTAAGTGTAGTTCCGAGAACGTCCTTGTCCCGCAATTTGATGTAGTTGATCTTCTGGTCGAGATTGAACTGTCCGCCAGTTACAATGGAGCCATCCTTGAAGATGTGTCTACCAAACTTGGCAATCTGGTCCTGCAGGATTGACTGGGTCTGGATCAGCTCACGGCCTTGAACTGCTCGGCCAGGATTGTACAAGATCCGGTAGAAGTTCTTGTCTTCATCGAAGTCATCATAATACGGGGATGTATTAAGATCAGTTGATAGTGTGGACGTATTTGCCATCTATTATTCTTTATTTCCAGAGCTTGCGGAACAGTGTCCCAAGTATTTATAGCCACACGGAAGAGGTATTAGAACCTCACTACGATCTTGAAGTCTTCTTGCTGATCAGCCGCACGCAAGATCAACGATCTATTTTCCAGGTATAGGATGTCGCCGGTATATTTGCGGATAGCTGGTAATACCACGCTACCAATACCAGCCGAGAAGCCTGACGTTCCGCCCGTAATAGCTTCACTGGTCTGGAAGGTTCCAGATACATTGGTTATCGACAACTGCGCTGTTGCCGAATATTCGACAACCGTTGCTGTAGCGCCTGACGTTCCGCCCGTGATCGTCTCGTCCTTTAGGAACGTTCCGCTCGGTGCTGTCAAGTTCAACTTTGTGCACATTGTATAGGACGAGGCCGCAGCGACTGAACCGTTGGCAGATAGAACCGGATTGGAGATCAAACCAATAACTCGGTAGTCATTGGCGACTGGGAATGTATTGGATTCCGATCCCGCTAGCTTGACGTTCATGATCAGGTTGTGCGCGAACAAATCCTTGATCGCGTCCAAACCATGTCCACCCTTGGGTGCAATTTCGGCCTTCGCGGCAGCACCGCTTCCGGTGTTTGCACTAATGGTGACGGTTGCTCTTGAGTAATTAGAGCCTGCCTGAATTACCGGGATGCGAGAAACTGCAGTGCCACTGCCTGTCGCATAAGCTTTTGCCCCCGTGCCAGTCCCTGTTACAGTTACTGTTGGGCCAAGCACATAGGTTGTCGAAGCATCTGGGGTCGAGGTGAAGGCTGTGTTCACCGTAATGATTCTGGTCGCGCCAGTATAATGGGTAACCTGTCTTAGCTGTCCCGCGCCCGTACCACCCGAGAGGTACACGGACGACCCAACATAAACACCACCGGTTGTGTTCGCGCCTACAGCCAATGTCATTGTCGTGCTACTGGCTGAAACCGCTGTTGCGGACTGGAACTTATAAGCTGAACCGCCGGAGCTTACTTGAATTGTGTCGATTGAGCAGTTAGCTGCGGCTTGCTGAACATCCCACTGCGCCGTGCCGTCGTCGATAGTTAGCGTCTTAACGGGAATGAAGGAGAGGGTCAACCACTTCAATGCGTCCGGAGCGGTGATGGCGAACAGGTACTTCCATTGATAACCGTCAGCGGTCTCT